CAGGTGCGACAGTCTGGGCGACTTTTCTGTCACTCTGAAATTTTTGTGGGAACTCTACTCTCATCCTTTTGTCTATCTCCTGATAATATTCATCAGTAGATGGGTCAAAGCCGTCATTAGCAACAATCTGCTCATGTATTGCTTGAGCACCTCTTGTCATAACCATATCTTGACCAAACCAAGTGTTCTTATTAAGCCAACTTTGTAATTTAGGATCTATTTCTTGTTTTTGCGGGGTCTGCCTTTTTGGGGCTTCAGATTGTCCCTCATCTTTTTTAGTTCCTTGTGCTTCGGTTCTAAGTTTTTGTAATCTGAGTCTTTCGTTCTCAATAGCGAGTTTAGCCATGAGGTCACTTGCCTCAGACATTTTTTCAGCATCTCCAGCATCAAAAGCCTCCTTATATAACTTTTTTGCACTCGCAGTTTGTGCTTCAATTCTATTACCAAACTCTGAAGTGTAGCCAGAATTTAGTTGAGCAAGTTGTTTTTGTAATTCTTCATTTTGTTTTTTCTGCTCTTCTGCGTATTTAAAAGCAGCATCAGCCTCTTCCAAAGCTTGTTTTCTTTTTGCTGTTAGTTGATTTATACGCTTTTGAACATTTTCAGAATAATTTTCATGTTCATCTTCTAATTGCTCAGAACGAACTTCTGTTCGCTCTTCTTCTTTTGTTTCAACTTTCGGAGTCTCTTCTTTTTTTTCTTCAGTCTCCTCAATATCAACAAGTACGTTTTCTTCTGTAGCTTGTTGCTCTACAATTTTTTCTTGTGCTTCATTCATCATTACCTCCACTATACATAAGAAATATCTGTTGGATCAAGTATTTTTGCTATAATATTATCATCATTTATGAGCCTTAACTCAAGACCCTCCACTTTGAACCTATTTCCAGCATATCTTCCCATAAGCACCCATTCTTTCTCAGAACAGTATGCTCCTGTTGGGAATTTATCTGCGTCTTTATAAGCGTCAGGACCCATTTTTACAACATAAGCGACTACTGTTGCAAATGATTCTCTATCTCTAGTTGCATCAGGTATATATATACCACCTTTTGTTTTCTCTTTGGGGTAGTAAGGTATTACTAAAAGTCTGTAACCAGTTGGTTGTGGTAGCCTATCAATAACAGAAGAATCTATTTTAGATGGATCATCTTCATTTTTATTTGGTTCTTCAGCCTTTCCAAAACTTTTACCAATAGCTGGTGGTACAGGATTAATTTGTTTTTTTGCCAGTAATCTATCTGGCACATAGAGCTTTTTACTCATCGTCTATTCCTTTCATCGAGGTTCTTATTTCTTCTTCACACCAAGTCAGTCCTCGTATTTGACCTACTGCAAACCGATAATCTTCCATAGAAGCTATCGAGCCATCAGCCAAAGATTGTGTTAACTCATCTCGTCTTTGGCGTATGTTCTTTAATAAATTTTGTGCTACCTTCACTCCATCCATTATTCTTCCTTATCTTTTATTTCAACAACTGTCAAACACATAGGGCATCTGTAAACATCTTTAAGCTCTATTTTGTTTAACGCTACTTTACATCTTTCACATAATTTTGTAGTCAACTTATCACTCGTGTGTATTCTTAAATGTCTAAATAAATCTTGTGTTATTTTTTCATGTTCTCTCTGGCTACGCCTTTTGACTTTTCATAGGATCTCATTCCTCCAAGTCCTAGTAATGAAAGGGTTAAGGTCATAAGTTCACCCGTGGCTAAACTCGGCAAAGTTACATCTGGCATCCATATGGCTGTTGCCCATTCTGCAATAGGCATGATAAAAAACTGAGTTAATAACCCTAGAGCACAGATCCACATTATGGCGGGACGAGCTCCTGCAACAAATATTGAGGGGTGCTTCGCTTGTTCTGCATTAGCAGCTATCTGACCTTTCGCCAGCTCCTGGGCATGACGAGAGGCAAGCGTTGCCAAGTCATGGCTCAACCTAGCTTGTTGATCTTTATCTTTTATGAATTTTCCTACCAGACTTGTAACTGGCCCTATAAGTGCTTGTAACATAGCTACCTCCTAATACACTTTAGTTCTTTTCTCGTCTACATATGCCACGAGTTTACACATACATTTATAACTTTCAACCTTTTCTGGTATTTGCACAGATTGTTCAGTAAGTTTTTCAGCGTAATATAAGCAATCATTTACGTCTTTAAAGTAAATTTTTGCGTCTACATTCATATTTAAAAAACAAGTTAATAAAAAAGCACTCATGTTTTTCTTGATTTTTTCAAAGCCTCTTTAGCTTTTTTAGCTATGCTTACAACTTCATTTTTTTTCATCACTTTTGCCCTTTGCTCCATGACAGTAAGGATTTGAATTTTTCTAGCATAAGGCTTGTTAATTCTTTTAACCTTTCTAACTGTTGCACGAGCATCAGCAGGAGTTGCAAATTTAATACTAACAGTATCTTTTGGATTTTCGTCAGTGTAGAGTCTTCTTCCAGAACCTTTAGGTTTTTTGCCTGTGCCAGTTTTTGGATCTTTTTTTGCCATCTATTTTCCATTCTTTGTTAGCCAAGCACTCGTGCCCATGTATGTACCGACTATACCAGCACCACTTAAAAATATCAAATCAGTGACTGCAGCAAGTCCTTTTAACTTTTCATCTGAGCACCAAGGTGAAGCTAGAAAGACAGCATAGCATCCCATAAATATTAAAGTATACCTTGCCATTCTTAGCTGTGCTAAGTTCTTTCGTAATTTAGTTTCTGTTTCTTTTATTTCTTTAATATGACTAAGTTCTGCATCAGAAACTATACCATCACCATCTTCATCATAGTCTGCATATATAGATTGCTTTTGTAATTTTTTCTGTGTCATCTTTTATTCTCTTTATACATCCAAGCCAATAATATTATAAAACCTACTACAGTGCAAAACAATACAATCCAACCAATAACTTCCCAAATTTTTCTAATTAATTCTTGTCTTTCATAAATCTCTTCTTTTCTTTTTTTTCTTATCTCGGCCTCCATACGCAAAATTTCTGCCCAGGAATTAGCCCCGTAGTGAAAATTTATGAAGGATTTAAGTTCTTGACGTTGTGCTTCGAGTTTCTTTTTTGCAGTAAAAGCTTCAATAGCAGAGGCTTCTATTTCTCTTCCTTTAAATAGTTTTCTAAGTGGCGAAGCATTCTTCGCGGACTTCTCAGTATTTTCAACGTCTGAAACCGCACCCATCCAACGGCTTAAATCTTTTCCCATAGATTCAATTTCACGCCCTGCGGCGAAACCTTTTTTGATTGCGTTGAACGCCGTATTAGCTGCCGTTATAGCTATACCAATTGAGGCGGGATCTAACATTAAAATATCCCCTTAAATTTTTGTGGTTTTGCTATGTCAGAAAACTTTTTAATGATGCCACCATCACGTTTTTTTACGGGCTTTTTTCGCTTTCTTTTTCGGCTTGTTGATTTCGGTTTTGACTTCCCCGCCGTTGACAACGCTATCGCTATCGCTTGCTTCTGTGGGTATTTCTCTGACCTCAACTTCCTTATATTCTGGCTGATTGTTTTCTGGCTCTTGCCTTTCTTCAACGGCATGACCTTGCTCCTTTGCTAATCTTCTTTGCCTTTTCTTTTCTTTCTCAACTTGCCATATTTTTTCTCGTATAGAACTAACCATAGTTTATCCTTTCATTGCTCTCATAGCTGCTACATCACGAGTTGTCTGATCTCTTTGTGCCGCTATTTCTTCTTGTTGATCTAATCTTTGTTGATCAAGAAGCACGTCATTTCTTTCTTTTTCCTTATCAAATGTTTGTTTTTGCTCAAACTGGTCTTGTTTCTGTGCGATCTCTTGTCCTCTTAAGGCTAACTCTTGCTTTCTAATTGTTACAAGTGGGTCTTCACTTGGAGGTGGCGTTAAGGCTTGTGCATATTGCTCTTGTATTTGTGCTGCTAATTCAGCACTTCTTGATGCAACTTGTGCAGCCATTTGTTGCATTGCTGCAGGATCTTGTTGCATAATTGCTTGTTGCTCTGGAGGAACAGCAGCCATAACTTCTTGTTGTGCTTGCAGCTCAGACATCATTGCAATGTGCTCTGATATATGCCCTTGTAGTGTCATCAGTATAGCTGCGTTAGCTTGTGCAACAGGCGTGCTTATCATAGCTAAATGAGCTGTAATATGTGCTTGATGATTTTGCTCTGGAAAAGCTTGCAGACTACCACCCTTTAATGCTTCTTGATTTTCTTTTGCAGGATTCATGGGCATCGGCTGTGGGGGAGGTTGCAACACAGCTTCTATGTTTGTAACACCTAAAGCTTCATACATTTTTCTATAGGCTTGGTACATACCATTCGGCCCATGAATTTCAGGATTACTCTGTGCTAATTGAAGTTGTGTTTGTGCTAAAGCTATTCTCTGTGACATAGAAAATATGTTAGGATCTGAAACAGGCAATATATCTATTCTATCGTCAAAATCTGTTTGCTTGATCTCTGGTGGTGCTCCAGGCACTTGATAAGGATACATAGGAACATCCATAGCAAATAAACGTGCAAGCAACTTAAACTCTATCTTTTGTGAGTAATGAAGTCTTTTGTGTATCGCTGACATAACTTTTGTGCCACGTTCCATAATAGCCATGGTTGTGCCAACTGGTGCGTTGCCTTGCATCTCGCCGACCTTCATGTCAGCCATAGATGCAAAGCGTCTACCAGAGTCAATCAGTGTGCCAAGTAGTGAATACAAGGTTTGAGATGGCTCCTTAAATGGCAAAGGCATTATTGCTTGACGCAAATCCATACCAACCATATCTACATCTCTGAACTCGCCAGGATTTAGCGGAGACTCGTCATCTCTAATCCTTGCACCTCTTGCTTTAA